CCTGTCCAAGACGTTGGGACCGGTGCAAGATGTGCTTAACCAGCAACTGGATGTGCAAAAGAAGATGCTGGATGCCCTTCTGACGCTTGTAAAGAGTGGTGGTGTTGGTAATGTCCCTGGACAGAAGCCGAACCAGTCGTCCACTCCTACGGGCAACCTCTCGCCTGATGCTATGCAAAGGAAACAACCGCAGCCCATGCCGACGCCTCCGGTGTCGATGAGCAAAATGGTCTGATTGGAGGGGACCTTCGGGTCCCCTTTTTATTTCGTCTTAGGAGTAGCCGTGAGCTCCCAGAATAACGTCAACAACCTCATCAAGGATTCCAGTTGGGTTCGTCAATCCTTCCTGGTGAATCTTGGGGATCTGCAGCCAGTCGATCAGGAGAACCGTACGTTCACTCCTGCGAGCTTCAGCTTTACTGATACGGCTCCGGGTGGTAGTTTATGTATCAACCCCCCGCCTCAATTCACGCGCTACGCGGATCTGAAACCACGTAGCGCCTACGGTATCGACACGGGAACCAATCGTGCCGGTAACGTCGGCCTCGGTCGCTATTACTACGAGGCCATCGAAGCACATTCGCAAGTGATCAACATTCGTTGCGGGGTGCCGTCTTTCAATTCCCTTACGACTTTCTTCTCGGGTTTCTATAACACGAGTGCAGGTACGCTCGCCCGCACGGGTCGGGCACCGTCAGCATTTTACGAACTCGGTCGGGCTGCTGGCTTCGTGGTGTCGATTCTGTCGTGGAAGTTGCTGGCAGTGACGCTGCTCGGTAATGCGGCGCGCTTCTTCCTGCAAAAGCCATCGAGCAAGTTTTACTACTCGAAGCCCGCCATGCCGCTGTACTGGAACGCTGTGCAAACGATCACGAACCAGATCGCAGTGAACATGGGGATTGTGCCGCGTATCGGCGGCACGTCTCTGGCGCAGCAACTGACGAATGGTTATCAGTTCGACGCAGCTGCTCAAACGCAGCTTCACCAGTTGCTGCCCGACGTCATCAATCCGGGCGGCTCGATCGACGTCTACGCGATGGCTAACCGAGGTCAACGTCTGGCGCGACTGCACAATCACAACCTGGAGCAGGCATACAACACCGACAACATGAATCTGAGCCAAACGATCCAGCGTGCGTTCACGCAGCAGTTGACGGATACGGGCGGCAACGGTTGGAATGGCTACTTGCAAAAGTGGTTGGGTTCGTCGCAGTCGAAAACGCAGTCTTCGGGTTCGGATGGTAGCAGCTCCACTACCGAATCGCTGAACAACGACGCCAACGGTACGCAAGAACCGAATCAGGCTTACGATACAGGCTTCTTCGACTTTCTTGGCGCAGAGCTGGATGACGGTGCAGCCTTTGTGTCGTTTCGAGTCAATGCCACAGGTACGGTCGGAGAGAGTTTCTCGAGCTCCTTCCAAGAGTCCGAGATTGCGCAGAAGATCAACGGCATCTCTTCGCAAGCCCGTAGTGCAGAGTTTGACTTGGCCAATGGAAACATTTTGGGCGGCGTTGCAGGTCAGACCCTGGGTGCTGCGATTGGTGCTGTGGGTGATTTGGTCAAGGGAGCGTTGGATTCAGTCTCGCTCTCGGGCCTGGCTGCATTAGGTGGTTCGGCATTCGTCGATATCCCCAAGTCGTGGCAATCATCAGCTGCTTCTTTGCCGCGGATGAACTACACGATCAATTTGATCAGTCCGTATGGTAACCGGGTCTCACAATTGCTGAACCTGCATGTGCCGCTTGCGATGCTATTGGCAATGTCTCTGCCGATTGCAACGGGTAAGCAGTCCTACACCAGTCCATTCCTGTGTGAGATCTTCGATCGGGGTCGTTGCCAATCTCGTTTGGCAATGGTAGACAGTTTGTCGATCACCCGCGGTACGGGTAATACGGGTTGGAACCGCGAAGGCCACTGCATGGGGATTGAAGTGAATATCTCGTTTGCCGATATGTCCTCTATTCTTGCGATGCCAATTAGCCAAGGCTTCACCGGTAACGGTGCAGCAACTGGCGCTGAGCTTGGTGGACTCGCGGGCGGTGTAGTGGGCGCAGGCGGCGGTCCCATTACTGCAGCAGGGGGTGCCGCAGCGGGTGCTGCCGTTGGCGGCGCTATTGGTACTGGGGTGGATGCAGTCAGCAACGTTGCGGCCACCATCGGTTCGATGTTCGACGACGACAACACGTTCACGGACTACATGGCAGTGCTGTCGGGAATGGGTCTGACCGATCAGATCTATTCGATGAACAAGTTCAAGCTGAACTTGACGCGCGCTATGACGACCTGGAAGACGTGGTACAGCACATCGCACTTCGCCAGCTTTATGGGTGATTCGTTGCCAGGTCACGTGGTTTCGGCAATCTTTCGCGGTACGGTTCGTCAGTAATGACGGCATAGAGCCCAGGGGACTCCCCTGGGCCTTATGACGCTTAGTTGAAAGTGATGCTCTTGGCCACATAGCCTTCGCCAGTGTCCTTGTTAGTGTATGTGCCACCAATCTGAAAGTGGCCATTCGGCCAAATGTAGTAGCCGTTCTTGTTCGTCACGCCAGGATCACTTAGATCGTAAGGCTCACCTGTATCCGGATTGATCGTGTTAGGATCAACTGTTCGTGTGCTCGTTCCCGTATTCGGTGCAACATTCGAATACCCAGTTGGAACAATTGGTGTAGCCGTACCAGTAGCCAATGCCAGTGGATCTTGCACGTCGTTGCTTTGTTGGTTGTTGCCCGAGAAAACCGTCATCGGGAATTGTGCTGCCAACTTGTCAGCCACGGTCGTTTGTTTGATCACACCAGCCAAAGCCATGATCTTGTCATTGCGATCTGTCGAAGCTTGTGCGCCCTGTGAGATGACTGCCTTAAAGTCATCCGATCCGTTCATTACGGTATTCAGATTGAACGCATTATCTGCGACCGTTGACGTAGAGCCATCTGTATTGGTGACCGTCGTTTGACGAGCATAGGTGCTCCAATTCGGATCGATCGAATTGTACGCATTCGTCAGATTCGTAAAGCAAGTCGAATAATCAACTTGGCTGCCTTGCGAGGCCGGAGGCGGAATGAAGTACGACTGACTGAAGTCTGCAATGACGTTCGGGTTATAGGCGTAAGCAGTTCCTGCACCTAGACGAGCACCGATCGATGCCAGACTACCTACATCTGCGTTATGGATGATCGACGGCATGACTTTCATCGTGATCTGACCCAGCACGTTGCGGTCAGTGATCGTCGCTACCAATGAACCAAACGAATCGGGAATCCCATAGCCTGCCGAGGTTTGGATCAGTCCCGAAAAGAGACCAATCTTCACCCCTACGTCATTGATGCTGAAGTTCGCATTTACGCCCAACGAATTGATGCATTGTCCGAGCGCACCCATGCCTTCCGCATAAGCCGAACTAACTTGTTGCACCACACCGTTCAAGTTAGCGTAGATCTGATTGGAAACCTGCCCGTACGCCTGACCAACGGTGCCTTCGGCGGTCGAAATACCAGCATTGATCGAATTCGCAATGTTGCCCAGACCTACGACACCCAAACCATTCAAGGCGCCTTTGGTGAGTAACGATGCACCCAAGATGCGTGACATAACGTCACCTTGGCTGAGCATCGTCACACCGCGCTGGATCTGACCGGCCACCCGCATTGCACTCCTGAAGCCTGACATGACAGCGCCAGCTTCTTGTGCGATGAACTTGCCGCCGCGCAACACGTCCGTGATCGAGAAGTCGAACTTCTGGAACAAATTCTCGATGTCCGTGATAACGGAAGGCCCATTAGGCGGGTTATACGGGTCTGCAGTGGCAAGCTTGTTGTCGGCTGCGCCTACCCATGCATTCGGTGCAAGAGCCGCTTGTGCGGCCTGTGTGGCACCACTCACACCGCTCAGTGCCGAACCGGCGGCAGCTTGTGCACTCGCAGTCGCACTCTGAACGGCATCGGAAATAGACGGCATGATGGGTCCTCAAGCAAAAAAAAAAGAGATCATACGGGGAGCCCGAAGGCTCCCCGTTGCGTCACCACTGAGCGGTTAAGACACCTTCGACTCGTTACGCAGGTACACGTCGCTGTAGTCGGGCTTGTCGGGGCGCTTACCATCCTTGAGCAGTTGCCGGATTTCCTCGAACCCACGGGTGATCCACGGTGCGATCTGCGGTCGCGTGGGCAGTCCCGGATTGTCATCGGACATCTCAGCACTACGGAAGATGTAGTAGTGATCGAACGGAAGGGTCGAGGCCAGCATCAGTGCTTTGATCGCTTCGTTCTGATCCACCTTATAGAAGTTGGCCTCCATAATGATCTGGTGAAAATTCGCGATCCAGCGCTTATCCAAGCCGCGGGTTTCGCGTTTTGCCACCATGCCGGACACGTAACGCCACCGATCGTCACATGCGCCAGTACGGATGTAACCCCAGAAGCCTTCAACCGAGCGGAACCGACCGAACGTCGGATGCTCGAACTTGGCGGGGTACTTGTGGACCAACATGCGGCCCAGTTCCGTCTTTGCGTACGTATCGATGTTGATGTGCGTCACACCGTCCTGCAGTACCATCGGATGGGTGGGAATCTGATGGGATTCATTCTCAATTACTGCATTCATGGATTTCTCCACAGGCTTTTTGCCTGGTGTTGTTTTCTCGTTGTTCGTGCGTGTACGTCCACGGCCCGTGCTAACGTCCAGCTGGTGCTGTTCACTAACGATAGGGTAGCGCGTTCGCAGCTTCTTGTCGCGATCGTTCATTCGCCTTTCCTCGCGATTAGATAGGTTTCACCCGAGTCCAGCAGCTCGGGAATAACGGCGACGTCCGCAAGTCATTCGTCTTTACCGTCCTTCTCATTGAGCTCTGCCAGAGTTTGAGCGTTGCTACCGCCAGTACGGTCGCCCAGGTTGACATCCGTGCTGAACACCACTTCTTTGCCGCTGGCGGTGCGCGCAATAATGCACACCTCAAAGTGGGTGAACTGCATGAACATCATGGCCTTGCAAAACACCTTCCAGGTCATGCCCGACCGAGCAAACTCCTTGGTCAGGTTACCCCGCATACTGGTTTGGTCTTTCCGAGTTTGAGGGACCCCGTTACGAGGATCGTTCAGGAACGCATGCATCAAGATGTTCCAGCGATTCTCGTTGACGTTCATCGTCAACAGCAACTTTCTAAAGAGGCGCGAGAGCACCCCATTCGGACCGTGCGTTCCACCAACGTCTTTGTCCGTTTTGGCGAGAATATTCGCCATTTGGTTTTTAGCCATTGTAAGCCTCGCTTGTAACTACCGTTGTAACTGCTCGTTGTAAACTACTGTTGTAACGATACCTCCACCATCGAGGTGCTCAATTCCCTGAGCTGTACGAACAATCGTGACAGGACTCGGAAATTATGTTCGTGAATGCCGTGCGTAGCGTTATCAGAACCCTCCATCAATTCACAAAAACGCACAGCAGCTACCTTGAACTTCGCAACCAGTGGTGCGACTTCCATATAGTAGCCATCATTGGAAACGAAGAGCCGATCGAACGCCACGGCCACTTCGTCGGTTCTCACCCAGTCATTGGGAATTCGAGCTTCCCGAATCACCATGGCTGAAGTGTCTTGAAGCTTCTTAATGAAAGCTTCGAGATTCTGAGTCTCAGCACTCAACATTACCGAGCGCCCATAATGCGGGCTGTACTGCTCGTACTTTTTAGGATCAAGCAACTTGAGCAGTTCCGCGCACTGCTTTCGGTTTGGCTTGATCGTCGGCTGATCTTTGTACTGCAACTTCAGCGTCTCGTACTGATCGTGCGGTGTGACTTCACCGCGCCACATCTGTAAGAGTTGCCTGAACCATTCGAGCCACTTCATGGTTTCCTCTTCTTGTAAATCGTCGTATTTGCGTGGAAACTTACCGGATACTATGACGCCTCCGCCGCTATAGCGGGGCATTTAATAAAGCCAACCATTCTACTACTTCTAAGGTAGTAATATATGGTTGAATCTTCTTTAGGACTCGATCATGTCTGAGCAAGCTGTGGAGGTGGTCGGGCGCCAAGATCCCGACGAGCAAATCCTCGAGTATACCCAAGGGATTCGTAAGCAGATCGTCACGGAACTCGTCAAGAAGAACGAGAATCTGCAAGATCCCGATTGCATCAACACCATCAGCAAAGTGCTGGACGGTATGGATCGTCAAGCGCTGGGCAAGATGAAGATCCGTGTCGAAGAAAAACAAGCCACCAATCAAGAAGGCATGGCGGCGAACATTGCGGAGCTGCTGCGCCAGATGGGCTCCAACGGGCATAACTTCCAAGCTCCTGTACCTGTCCCGAGGGAAGTACCTGCGCTTGGAAGCGATGTGCCTGATCCCGTTCTTGTCGACGGTGAGACCGCTACGAATCCCGCTCAGCAAGATTTCGATTCGTTCCACGCTCAGTTCGCGCCTCAAGAGGGCGAGACTAGCTGAAACCCTCTTCGACCTTTATTAGCTCCGCACACTAGACCGCTCAAAAGTGGGGTCTAGTGTGCGGGGCCTTATGTCGGTCCGGAAGGAGGTCGAATTATGCTGAAGTATTCGACATCGATCAAGTTAAGGCCACAAAGGGCCCTACCCAAGATCTCAACAGCTTGCAGTGGATGGGCTGCAATGTCGATGGTGCGTTGAATCTGTTCGTCGCTTGGTCTGTCCGAGAAGTATATCGCCGGTGCGAATATAGAGACATCTTGGAGCAGTAAAGCGCCTTTTTGTTCAGGTGAGTAGTGCAGACTCATCCAAGGATCGTACTCGTACATCAACATGCTCGAATACGACTGCTGTTTGATGAACAGAGGAGTCAGCTGCTGTGGGCTCATAAAGACGAGCTCAACCGGTGCGAGCCCTGAAATCCAGGTCGCAATGACCGTGCCCAACTCAGCTTCTTCTTCCCTATCCAGCTTGTACGGGAACGTGTTGATGACGACTTTCGCAGCCTGATGATACGGGCGTACAGTCGCCTGTTCCTTCAAATACCGGACGAGCGAGTTCAACAAGAACATCGCTTTGGTCGGACGCGCAGCCTTCAGCGTCTCGACATCCCGCTTGGCATAGAGGTCCCGAAAGACCTGCATGTCTACCCCCGCGAATTGGTCAGATTCGCGTTTGTGGTAGTTACCGCTCAGCAGCACACTGGCTGCCGTGTCCTGGCTCATCAGAGCCAGGGTTCCCATCCGCGTATCCAGCAAAGTATCAAGCTCTGCATAGACAGCGGCCATTGCCTTTTGGCTCATTCATTCCAAGTCTGGCGTTTCGCCAAACCCCCGGTGGAACTTTACTGCGTTGTTGGAAACTTCTGTGCTGTGCGTTTGCTGTCTGCCGGTGGAACCGGCGCTTCTGGCACAACGAAGAGCTTGATCAGCAAAAGCGTAACTACCCACTTATTAGCGGCCAGGTATTTTTTCACATCAGACTGCTGCGTCAAACGAGATCTGATGACCTCCGGCATGAGAACCAGTTGTCGATCTTCGTTATTAGCATTATCAGCTGACGTACCCCAGCTCAATGCATCAGTCAACCCAGTAAATTTAACATTGGCCTCGCCCCATCGAGCGAAAAAGACGAATGTTAGGCTCATAACGAAATCACGAATCATTTCGTCTACCATGACCAGATCAAGCAGATGATCCGCGCCTTCCGGCGATGCCCACATCCAGGGTTTTTCCTGCACCACCAATCCCGTGACGAAGGTCTCGAGTTGGACCTTTTGATCCGCGTCAAGATACTGACTCATCACAGTTTTGAAAGCTTCTTGAAAAGCTGCGGCGACAGTCTCCATATCGTCATTGACGAACGGCACATCTTGTTGCTGATTTCGTGCAAATGAATTCATTCTTTTATTCCAGTATTCAAAAGCTTTACCTGCCCTTCATAGGCGGTCAGAAATTGCTGCAAAAGGATTCGCGCCTGTTCACGTGTTTGCGTAAGGATCGTGAAAAACAAGATCTTGCCTTCCGGATCATCATTGTAAGCTTGTTGTATATCCGGATTCGCATGACGTTGACAGCGAAGGGTATAAATGTGGTTCGCTTTGGCGTGGGCGAGATCGCCTGCTTCACCAAAGTAAACGTATTCGGTTTGCGGAAAGAAGAGAGCATACATGCCGACCCTCTTCGGGGGTGGATAATCGTACCCGACTGGCTGCGGCTCCTCGGAAAGAGCCGCGGCCAGTTCGAGCGTGATCCACTTGTCGATAAAATCGATATCGATGTTCATGGGTTACTTCAAGACGGAACACATACCCGTGACGCAGCCTGCCCAGAAAGACAACACAAGCAGAACGACGATGGCAAGCTCTTCCGGTCCAACGGCATGTTGCTGCCACGGATCGTCAGGATCAGTTGGTTTCGCTTGAAACAACGAGATGAACTTCACATAAGCTTGCCACATGTCTCCTCCTTACAGTTGGTTTTGCAAATGCATACAAGTCAGGATGATCGACAACGTCTGCGTGGACTTCACCTGGGTGCCCAGTTTCTCGATCGACTTGAGCGAAACACCACCAGTTTTGCTGATGGAGGTGTTGAGTGCATCGAAGCCTTTCTCGTCCCCGCCTCGATACTTGAGCATCTCGGTGAGGTTGTTATCGAGGTTAAGGGCAGCCATGATCTGCGTCTCGGGATAGGAGATCTTTGATCCCTTGGACTTCCCGGTCGGCTGGCCTGTGAAATCGTCCACGGACTTAGTGTCTTCAGGAATCGAGATCTTCTTGACCAGCAGCTGCGCTTGACGGCGCAAGGGGAGATCAACCACCAGGTACGGAATCGGTGAGAGATAAGGCGGAATATCGTTACCATTGTCGATCCAGATCCGCTCGAAGAAGTTGTGACCGAGCTCGTCAGCCAGCTTCAGGTTGCGCTCGATCTCCAGCTTTGACTTCGCCAAGTTCGGCGCAATCACTGCCAGCCGAATCTCACCCCGTTCCAGCTTTTCCATCCACACAGCGAATGCTGCGTCGTCCATGCTCGCGAAGAGGTTCTGGTAGAGTTCTCGGTTCCCCGACTCCGGGATCAACTTTTCGATCCACTCCAAGATAACTTCTTCAGCGGCCTTGCGATTTCCTGCCATGATTTGTCCTGTAAGCGCGTTCTTGCCAGTCTGGGTCAGGGTCAACCATCACGATCGAAACACTCACTTTGTACTTGTGGGCTTCCTCGATCATGTGTTTTGTTTCACCGGACTCCATATCCCAGAAAGCGATGAGATGGGTTCCCACTCGTGCCATTTGCGTATTGTGAGCAAAGCCCGCGCTACGACCCATCCCTTCCCAGTCAGCAGGAAATTCTGCCCACGGGAAGTGGTTTTCTCGGCACCAGCGGATAATCATATCATCAGCGCCCTTTTTCGACTTACCGCTCACGAAGCAAATCAAAGGCAAGTCGACGATATCATCTCGAAGCAGTCGCTCCTCCAGTCGATCACAGAACAAGTCATAGTCGTTGAAGTTGGGACTGCCTGTTACGATAATAATGGCGTCGTAAATGTCAGGCGTGAGCGCCGCGTGCGGGATCAGTTCGTCACGGTGCTCGGGTACTCCCGTTGTGGAATGCTGTGTTTCATCATGCACGGCAGTACCATCTGTTCGAAGAGCCGCATCCAGTCATCGGGCGTGCCTTGCTCGACCAAGCAGAAACGAATCTGCGTGGTATTCTCGGGCACCTTGCCGATCAGCTGACGCAGCTGACGGTTGACAAAAAAACGATGGAGACCGAAGTCGGTGGTCGAATAGGCGTCGGGATGCACACCTTCACCCCAATGAGCCCAGGCCGCCGGGTCTGGATGGCCGTTCTCGGAGAGACGGCCGGTCACGTAGTCGACGAGGTTGGCTTCCAGCTTCGGCGCCGGAAAGTTTTCTTGTGCTGCTTGAACTTCGGTATTCATGTTGGTACTCCTGCGCTACGCGTCTTTGCGAATGCGCTTAACTGGAAGGGGTTCGATCGGAAAGCCCAGCTGTTGAGCCGTTCCGACCAATTCAAAGCGACCATCCTCGAACTCTGCTTGGGAGCGCGTGCACTTACGGCCGTCTTTCATGCGATACGCATAAGCAGGCTGACGATCGTGCTCTTGGACGTATTCATCAGGCAGTCCTGCAACGACGTAAAGACCACCAGTCTTCTTGTGGCAGACGACGTCGTTGATGTTGAACATGAAAGGTCCTTGTGGGATGTTATCGCTCATATTGACTCAGGGCTTTAAAGCCGTTGTAGGGTTCGACAATGTCCTTGCCACACGCCTTACAGACATGGTGAACTAACACGAGGTCAGTTTTCACCATTTCCTTATCGGCGTGTTTGCAGAACGCTCTTTGAAAGAGACGTCGCAGATACTTCATGCGGCGGCCTTGAGCGCATCCATCGGCACCGGGTACCAGTACGGATGGTACAGACCTGCGCGCATGCGCAGCAGATCCATCGTCGAGAGGAAAGGCAGTGGATGATCTTCATCCGTCGTCCACCAGCCGCGCGTGTTGAGCAGCAGATCCCAGTCGTAACCTTTGGCTTTCAGATCGGCGTACAGCTCTTCAGGCGTGCACATCAGATCTTCGAGGTGATGCCACATGTACGACATCTGGCACAACTCGGAGGTGATGTTTAATGCGCGCCGCAGTTTCGGATCTTCATCGATCTTCGAGCGAACCGTAGTGCGCTGCAGCTTGCAATCCGGGTAGATCGCCAGCGCATAGCTGATCTTGCTACCGACCAGACCGTAGTAGTCCTGTTCACGCAGGTGATGGAACTCGGTCAACGACGGAAGCACGCCTTCGGTCTGCGAGACAATCAGCGTGATCGCCATACCTGACGGCCCCGACTTCGAGCGCAGATTACGCAGTTGCACCGTGTTCAGATCGGTGTCGAGTTTGAGTTTGTCGTCGCTATGGCGCGGGTATTCCGGACCGTTTTTGTCTGCCGCAATCAGCGGACTTGCGTTGTACGCATGCCAGCAGTTATGTGTGATGAAGGTGAACTTGTCGGTCGTGCCCTTGATCTTGTCGCCGTTCTTCAAGTGTTTGAGCTTGACGATCGGAACCTGACCAGCCGGGCCAGCGTTTTGCATCGTCGATTCCTTACCGATGTGCGCAGTCATCAGTAAGTAGTTGTTTGCTTGGCCGTTCAGACGTGGTGCTTCCATCAGCAGACGCAACTTGGCCAGACCTTGACGCATGTGGATGGTGTTACCGCCCGATTCGCCCAGATCGTTCTTGTCTTGCATGTCCATCACGTCACTCGTTTCGAATTCCGTGAAGGAGTCGATCTCGCCAAACGTTGGCATGATCATTTTGAGCGGCCCGGAACGATCGCGATTCCAGAACGGCGTATCGACGGACCACTTGGCCACATTCTTCGCCTTTTCTTCGAGGAAGTCGCGATACTTCGCGTACCAGTCGTCACCCGTATGCATCGTTTTGTCGGTGATAATCCAGCGGCCTGTTTGCAGCACATCTTCTTCGTTTAGACCTTCGACACGACGGATCATTTCCGCCAAGTGCCACTCCTGGATGTTCACTTCCGTGTCGTAGGTGTTGGCTGAGCCGTTACGGAAACGGGACATGGCCGTGAGCATTTGGTAATGCATCACCGTCGACTTGAAGTTGTTACCGATACCCACGACCCCCGTGAGCGTTGCCAGACCGCCGTTCAGAATGTGTTCACCCCGGCGACCCTCGATATAGGTCCCCGTCGGGATGTCCATCAACGCACCGATGTTGATCATCAGCTTGACGGGCGGAGCAGCAGTGATTTTAGGTTGGAGAAATTCCATTGCGCTGACTTTTGTTAGTAGACGAAAAAGAAACACAGCCTTACAAATGATGGCGATTGACGGTGATTTTTACCAAACACACGTAAGCGGCGTGCGCATGTTATGGCTAACACATACTCTTTCACCCTGAAGGACAACTATGGACTCGCTTCAAACTCTGCGTCACCATCGTGACGTCGTGGCGCTGGAGACTTTCAGCGTCCAAGCACTCGATGTCACCGGCATGCTCAAGAAGATGATGCCGGACATCAAAACCCATTTCAGCAATTTCATCTCGCGCTTCTCCTCGAACGACAAGCCGATTCCGCTCTCGAAAGACAATCGCGCATTCATCAAGCTGCTCGAAAAGCATAACTACGTCGATCTCGAGCCGATCGCTGTCGATGTGCCGGAAGGACTGGATGTGGACTTCCTCGCTTTCGCCCACATCCTCAATAGCGCTGTCGATCATGCAGTGAAGGTACAGCAGTTGCTGAACACCTATACGACATATCTGGCGATGCTGATCACCAATGAGTTCCAGCGCTTCGAGACGAAGAACAGCGTCCAGGTTTACCAAGGCATGGCGGCAGAGCGCGAACAGATCCTCAAGGAAATGGGTGCGTGTTTCAAGCAAGGTAGTCACGAGACGAAAGCGAAGTATGGTGACATGATCCAACGTAACAAGGACTGGGAGCTGATCTTCGGTGAGTCCGACAAGCTGTCGAAAACCATCAACTCTGTCGGTCGTGACGCCTTGAACAGCAAGGTGAAGGAAGCTGCGCAGTTGATGGACAAGGTCATCCAGATGCTCAAGGATGGCAAGATGGAAAGCACAGCGCACGAAGTGGCCCAGGAACTCTCCGAAGGCGCCTACCAGATCGCTTCCGAACTCGAGTTCTTCTCGGTGGTCTACTACCGCGTACTCGGCTTCGTGACGGCAGTGAATAGCAGCGCTGAGAAAGTGCGAGAAATCCTCGAGTAAGCCCATAGCGGCATAAACCCACTAGCCTGCCCCGATGTACTGGGTAAGCTAGTGGGAATATGACCTTCGCACGGCCGGATTTAGCCAAGAACTTCAGCTTTGTGTTGCATGAACTTCTCGAGATCCGCATCGAGATCACCCTCGCGACCGTAACGCAGCCAGCGCGGGCATGCATCTTTGATCTGTTGGACGAGATCCCGGATGGTGGATTCAGGGAGTGGACCTCCCTTGGAAAGCAATGCAATGGCGTCGACCGAGGTCTTGCCATCCCAGATTGCCCGAGACAGGGATGCGGGCCATCGCATCGCTTCTTCCGAGCCAGCCAGGTCCATGAGACTGTTGAGCTTGCGGAGTGTCGTTATGTCCAGATCTTGAGTCTCCTTGGCCTTCGCCGCAATCGACGAAAAGAGGATCAGTCGCTTCATACGGCTTGGCAGTGACATTTCCAGGAGATTCGCAACGCCAGACTTCAGACGTGCAGTTAACCGTTGCATGGGCAGAACTCCAGAGGGACTACGCCTGACGGTAATAAGGACGCAGCCCGGACAGGTTAGCGGGATTGCGGTGTCACAATTCGCACGTGAAATACTCCTGTACTACTTCGTCGGCGTAACAATACGGACGTTGCTGTACAGGCCCGCCCAAATTCCGATGTCGTCTGCGGTCTCGATGACCGTGGCGTATCGGAAGATGTGCGGAGCTTCCAGCCAGCTGATGAGGCTGACCTTCGGATGAGACGTCTCGAGCCGCTTCAGAGCGTTCCGATCGATGAGGTCAATGCCAAGTGTCAGGGTCACTGGCGCAGACGCGATACCTTCATCGGTCTTATAATTGGCATTGACTTCGAGCGCCGCAAACCCGACGTTGTATTTCGGGTTTAGCGTGCAGATGTCGATCGTCTCTTTCTTGACGACTTTTTGACTCTTCTCATAAAGTATGTCAGTGAGATCTGTGACTGCAATTTCCGGGTCCTTTGCCAGGTACTGGTTGAGCCGTTGCATCAGCAGCTCGACCGATTCGACCGCCCGCATGGCCAAGTGCGGCGGCTTCAGCTCACGTGTGATAGGCTCTTTCGTTTTATCCTTGTCGAGGCTGTGCAGATCGTAGGTATCCAGTCTCGCAGGGTCGTCTTGCACCATGACGAGCGCACCATGATCCGACAGCTTCTTGTGGATGTCGGCGCGATAGATAAAGTCCAATCGTGCTTGCGCCAGAGCCATCACATTCTCAGCCAGATTGCTCTGATGGTTCCGCACCATTTCGAGCACTTCGTCCGGCTGTTTGAGCTTGATAACAGCGAACGCACCGTCTGCGATTCGCTTACCCGGATGCTCTTCTTCCTTGCCATTGCCCAGGTAGTACTCACCCGGACGGAGATACTCCGTACAGGTGTTGAAATACATCCGCGGCATGGAAATGAACGGATGCTTTTCCGTATCGTACTTCCAGTACCCGTCAGCTTCCGAGAGTGTGATCTCCGCACGGGAAACCACAACCGGACCGTCCGGAACGTAAGTCCAGGACTTGCCGAACAGTTCCTGCTGGCTCTTGAATACTCCGATCGTGGCAGCCTGATCTGCCATCTCATTACCGAGATGATCGTTGTGTCCTTTGATCCAGTCGATACGTACCACCACCCCCCGATTCGTCAACGCGTCGCGAGCACTCACCAACTTCTTCCAGTACTCGCTATTCTTGACCGGCAGTCCGTCGACCTTGATCCAGTTGTTACGAATCCAAGTCGGGACATATTCACTCAAGCCTTTGATGACGTATTGGCTATCCAGCAGCAGCTGAACAACCTTAACGTCAAACTGCGCTGCATGTATCAGCGCTTCGGTCGCAGCCACCAACTCTGCGATGTTGTTCGTGATGGGTGCGCCAAACTGACCGTACCCATCAATGTAATTCACCGGCGTGACTTCCAGGTGACGCTTACGACCCAACGGATTGTCGAGCCATTCCTGGAAATCCGCCATCGTCCAGTCATGATCCTTGACCTTGTTGTATTCCGCTTTGGTTGCATAACCAGCAGTGGTCAGGATGTGGTCCGGATTACCCGAACCTTTCTTCGGTTTGACGGCTCGATACAAGTAGCCGTGGATACCCCAACCGCCAGGGCCTGGATTCGGTCGGCTGCCGCCATCGGTGTGGTAGACCAAACCGAGCGGAGCATCTGCGGCCGTTTCTTTCACCTTAGCGGCCTCTTCGTTGCTTGACATGACTTCTGATCCTTTCTTCTCAATTCGTACCGAACCAGACTTGTTCGGGCTCGTCAAAGCATCCGTCGACACGGTATATTGTACTTTGCGAGGCCGAGTGCCCTGAGTCTGATTCAGCAGGTAAGGTTGTCCTTGGTGCAGTTTGATGTAATCCTGCGCCACTTCCTTCGCCACCTGCATGGGAAGGTTGATGTAGTAGAAATCAAAGACTCGTTTGCTGCTCTTAAAGGCCTGCAACAAGCCCTTGTGTTCTTCTACACCGCGTTTGAACGAACGACGATACCTGAGCGGGGTGCGGTACAGATGCTTACTCTGACCGAAAAACACCTCATCAGTCCGTGGGAAGTACAAGGCATAAACGCCGGGAACCGGCACACGCTTTGGTAAGTCACCACGGGCATACAAGGTCAGATTGGACTGAAGCCAATCTTTGATCGTTGAACTTGTCGTCATTGTTATTTTGGGTAGGCTCGTCGCAGAGCATAAGCCTACCCAGTCAAAAAAGCATTTTTTACTGCTGATGCTGAAGGAGCCACTTCCGGCAGTCGTACGTGTACCGTCGGTGCTGAGCGTTCTGTTGATCCTGTACCTTCTTCCCATACTGGCGCAGCGCGTCGATATGGTTAGTCAAAAGCTGGATGATCGCATCCTTGTCGTTCGGTCCGAGTTGCTTGAGTTGCTCAGTGGGCAACGCAGGCATGTTAGGTACCGGTGCAAATTTTTCGACTGGGCACAGGAACTTGCCGTTTTCATCCCGAGTCGGAACAGCCGGTACCGGAGGTGGCTCTGGTTGTTCGGGAGAGCTATCATCACTACCGAACAGGAAGGAGAACAAGCCCTTGTCCTCCTTCTTTTTCTTTTGTTGCTCGATGCGCTCGCGCTGACCCTGATGTCGTGCTGTCTGGTCGTATGTATTAAAGCTGTTACACCCCGAAACCCCAATGGTGAGCACGAGCGCGTATTTTAAGAATCGCATGTTGTTCTACCCACAGTTCAGTCTTAGCGACGCTCACGGTTCGCCATTTGGTTAAATCGCGCCACCGTAGCATCGTAGCTCGACCATTGTTGAACACTTGCATGAGGCACCTGCGGCTCATGATCCGGTGAGCGTGTAGCGGCAGGAAGAGACGCTGCAACATTGGCTGCCGCAATGTCTGCTTTTACCTTCTCAGGCGGTGTGGCAGGCACTGCAGGGGCAGCAGGAGCAGTAGCCTTAGGTTGTTCGTCCTGAGTCTTCAGAGCGTCGTACTTGTGCTTCAGATCCACGTAGTCCGCCGAAATGCGGACGATGTTGGGGATCAGCCAAACGTTCATAACCACCGAGCCGATGATCATCATGATCAAAAAGACTCGGCCCTTGTTAGTCTTGAGCGCTTCGCGAAGGGTCTTTTTCCCCAGGAAAAGTTCCTTCAGAAACGGCCACAAGAGAGTGATGGTTTTCCATGCCAGCATGATAACCCCTATTGCTTCATTTTATGCTTAGTCTTATTCTAATAGATTTTCGACACATTGTCAAAAACTATGTGTCAACGACCTGTGATTTGCTGGAGATACCTCGATGTACACTCTGAAGGGTTTTGTGCCGCATGGTCTGTTCGCTAACAACACGCCGAACACGACCAATCCGATTGGAGAAATCTCCACGGAATCCCGTACGTATTCCCAAGACGTCGGGGAGTACGTCGATCAAACCAACGCTCCCAACCTGACACTGCTCTCCTTCCTGAGCGCCAACAATGGGACGCCCCAAACTGTTGATCCGGGTCTCGCAACACGCGTGCTCCAGATCAGTGCCTGGTTCTATAATCAGACGCTGCAACACGCTGGTCAACAATACGCTGATCAGTTACTCGCAGGTGCGCTGACGCAGTTCCAGTCGGTCGCTAATACATTCCAGTGCGGCAACATCGTGACCGATGGGACTCACTGGATGCCGGAATGGGTAAGCTGGACTGATCTCGCCAATCCCGGTTCGTTCATCCGCATCTGGTTTGCTGATGCAAGCTTCCAGAGCGAATACGACGAATTCACGATCCTCGTGGTTCCACCGATTACGCCGCTGGACGACTTCTTCAAAGCAGCTGCCAATGTTCAAGCAGAAGTGAATGCGGTGACGCAAGCACAACTGTTCCAGAACATCCAGGCTGCCAAGAACGGCGATCCGGAATCGACCATCATCTCGATGTCGTACAACTGGAACGACCCGAACAATCCGACTAACCTGATCCCGACGAACTGGACGATCATCCTTTACGGGATGGCCGGTGATAACGTCGACTCGATCAGTGACGCGCTGGAAGCCTATATCCTCGCCAACTCGTCACATACTCGTGATGACTGGGTGAAGATCTTCCCGGACATCTTCAAGCGCACGGAGTTCACGCTCGTCCCAAACTGGAAAAACGTTGCGATCGCGGGACGAGCGAGCGGTAGCAACGATGCATCTGCGGTATATTCCCCCGTCGCGAACCTGACGGCTGCGCTCGCGCTGCTCCCCCAGTTCGCTAGTTATCCGACTGCTCATATCAATGCGCACGGGACAATCATGGCGCATCCGTACAAATCGCTGCAAGTGCTGGCGATCGGTTCGGATCAGAACCGCCAGAACAAGTTCGAACTGACGGATGTGTTCCCGGACATGATTGCTGTTTCGTCGACGTCGACGGACTTCGCCCGCATGAGCCAGTACACGCAGACCTTCTTGCAAAAACTGGCTGTGATGATCGCCACTGCAGAAACGATGACGCAGTACAGCAGCATTCCGCTCGGCTACACCAAGCTGATGCGTAACGGCATCCTGTACATCGTGTACAACTACGACACGATCGACTATCTGGTCGCTGCGAAATCGAACACGCAGTTCCAGTAATAGGAGAGCCGCATGGCCGTGAATACAAGCAACTTGATCCCGACCATTGGGGCGAGCGGGATCTGGACACTGCTGCCGCCGTTTGATGCACTACTCACCCAAAGTGTGTCGTATAACTGTCTGGCAGTGCGTCAGCTGGAGGACATCATCGCAGCCGGTGGTGATCCTTACCAGCAGTTCTACGTTCCACAAGAAGGCAGCACTGCTGGTTCGATGTTGGATCAGTACAATGCAGATCTGGCCAACAAGGTCTGCATTGTCACGCTGCAGTCGTCCTCGGGTGCAGTCGTCCATGTACCGACCAGTTTCATCCAGACGTTCCCGTCTTCGGGCGGTGTGCCTTACACCAACTTGCTGTTGGGAGTGGATCTGGGTGCGATGCCGGACTACGTCGACTTGACGTTCCTTAAGCAGCAGGTCGCCAACTTGGTAAAGACCACCGTGGGCCTAACCCATGTTCAGATCACGACCGTGGTGGTGTCACCGACGACGCATCTGTCGCTCTCGGATCACCAAGTTGCGGAAGCGGCGCGTCAAGCGAACATCACCAACACGGTGACGCCGGAAGCGAAGGTCATTGCGCTCACGCAGCAATTGCAAGCCTCCCAACAAGCCTATGCTGCGTTGGAAGCATTCTTGAATGCCAACATCGGTAAGCTGACGGGTAATCCGACACCTCCGACACCGACGGATCAGTTGGACCCAACTGTGGTTCCATCAGGCATTACGCTGTCGAACAACAACTTGACAGCCACCAGCACGAGAAATGGCTGGCAGTCGGTTCGTGGTAAAGTCTCGCATACTTCCGGCAAGTATTACGCCGAAGCGACGATTAATGCTCTGGACGGTGCAGTGGGTTTCGGTGTGTGCAACGCGTCGCAGTTGACCAGCATGCAAATCGGCGGTGACACGAACGGCATGTCGATCTTCACGACAGCGGGTGGCGGCGCTTCTGGTATCGAGTACAACGGTGGAAACGCGCAGGCTATTGGAACAGCCCCAGCTCAAGGTGCTGTACTCGGCGTGGCAATCGATCTGAATGCCAAACTGATTTGGTTCTACAACCCTGCAACCCAGCAATGGAATGGGGATGTGGTGTCACGTCAGAATCCGGCAACGGGTCAAGGCGGCTTGCCGCTGACCTCGATCGCGGTACTGAACAACCAACCCAATCCAGTCTATCTCGGTGTCTCGGTCGATGCCGCTGGCGATGCATTAACCATCAACGCAGGTGCGACAGCTTTCGTCAATTCTGTCCCCGCGGGCTTCAATCCGTGGAACACAGCGTCGTAAGACGGGCATAGGGAGAGGCCTAGGCCTCTCCCCGTATGTCCCTTAATCCGGGTCCGGTGCTTGCACTTGGTTTGGTGAGCTAATAACACCTTCCACAGACAGATTGCCCTGAATGGTCTGACTACCTTCCAGTGTCATGTTACCTGCCATCTTAATACTGCCCGAACCACCTTCGGAACCTGCTGCGGTTGTCATGTCGCCATTGAGCTCGTACATGCCGTTTTCAGTGAAGTTCCCGTTATGCGTCGTCTCAGCCGTGTTAGTTTCCGTACTGGCCTTCATTGTGCGCGTCTCGGTGTTCTCCGT